TTTCTGGTGACAATAAATCAGTAGTTTCTACGGTGTTTTCCATAGTTATCACTTATCTTTCTTGGGTCGTTGTCCGAATGCCTTACGGCGTATCACTGGGTTTTAACGAGATAATTGCACTTTATTAAAATGCATCTGTCTCGGTAAATTCTGATTTTACATCAGAAATCTAATTAATCTCTGTCTACTGTTCTTCTTTGTGGAATTTTTGTTCCATAAGCATCAGTAACCAGTTTATTTCTTATCTCAGCCTCTGCTTGAACCTCTATGCTTTTAGTCTCTTGACTCTCTGGATTTAAAGGGTTTTGATCATCTTGAGGACCCTGCATTCCATCACCCATAACATCGCCATCACCTAACTGCGTTGGCTGCATAGGAATAGCGCTACTTCCATCAGGCCCTGGCATCATGCCAGTCATATCCATAATCTGCTTTTGAATTTGAACCTTTATAAGTTGAAGAGCACCATCAGCCGATGCATCAGCCATAAGTTCTTGACGAATCTCAAGTAATTTCTCTTCAGGGAATTCTTCACCTAATTGACGTAGTGCACCTTCTTTAGACTCTAATCCCATACCTAATTTAGTCTGAATTTCATTAAGAACGATTAATTTATCAAGAGGCAATGGCTGAGGAAATTGTGCGTAGTTTATGTATGTAACTGGATCATTTGGATCAAGTTGTGGATACTGACCTTCTTTGATTGGTCCATCTTCATCTGGGTTATATATAAATGTTTGTGGCTCTTTAACTGCAAGAGTCTTCATTACTAATTCATTAATCTTTTCAAGGCCCTTTCCATATTGGGCAACTTTTTGAGAGTAACGATTCATTAATGGTTGATACTGAATAGAAAGTGCTACACCAGAAGTATTTGAAATTGGCTGAACTTGTCCTAATGCAGTTTCTGGAATATTCATTAACTCATGCATTGAACGTTTTAGAAGTTCTAGGTACTTCAAGGCTCCGTCAATACCTTGTGCACCGCCTTCTAAGTTGAAGACTTGGGCGTCTTTTGGAAGACCGCCCCAAACCTTCTTTGCGCCCTTTTCTAAGTTAGAGGCTTTAGCACCCACAATTACCGTTACAGGTGATGCGTGGTAGTTAATGATGTCTGCAACATCAGTGCTAATTTCGTTATATGCACGGTTGATAGTGATGATGTCGTGTGCGTCGGAGAGACCCCACGGAGATCCTGAAACAGGAACATTAGGAATGTGAACTACAGGGATTACGCCAAGTGGATTTGGGCGTGAATCAATTAGTTCATCGTTGACATACTCTTCAATCATGTCATCGGTAAGAATTTCAGTGTAAGTAAATACTTGACGAGTACCCTCTAAAGATGTTCCCCAAAAACGATACTTTTGTTTAAATCTTAATAATCTATTTCTATCATGCGGATGAAACTCAGGAAAACAAAACGACGAGTTCATTGGAAGAATACGAACACGACCAGGATGTACTAAGCCTGCAGAATCTGTCCAAGGCTCTTCATATGCAACCTTTACAAAACAATCTCCAGTAATTCCACCTTGCTGTCCCATCTCAAGCAGGACACGCATTTTGTCATTATCTACTTCCCAAACACGTTCCAACCTGTCAGGTACAATCGCTTCAGTCGCTTTCGGAGACCTAAAATGAACCCCACGACCAAAAGTAAAACGGGAAAGATAATCATTAAACGCCCGATAATAGTTAACAGCGATTTGCATTTCGCCTTGCTCACGACGGTACCCCCAATGGTGACCTAGATACATTGCCCAATTTAACGAGTAACGGTTTAGGCGAGGACCGTGGACTTCAAACTCTTCATCAGCAAGTTCTACTAATCCCAATGGGGAAATAGAAATAGTTAAGTCAGAGGATGCCGCTCTATATGACGGCGGACTAAAGTCCAAAAATGACATTACTTCTTGCCTTTATCTTTTTCTTTTTTAGAATTCTTTACTTCTTTTTTACTTTCACGTTCTTTATTTTTAGCGTTCTCTTGTTTTTTTCTTGCCATATTTGCACGGCGAGATGCTTCAGTTGTTTCAACATACTGACCACCTGCTTGTTGGTACTTTTTACTTACCCATGCACTTGCTCCAGGATTTGGATAGTTAGAATACTTTGCTCGTGCTTGTGCAACAAACATCGCATAAAGTTTTGGGTTAGCAGGCTTACGCATTTACGTCTCCTCCGTAGATGACCAATCTCCGCTCATACCCTATAGCATGAGCGGAGTTAGGTGTTAATAAGTTACTTAGTCGTTTACGACTGTTGGGGACTGACGTTGAGTCCGTCCACCTGAGCGAGCAACTGTCTCAATCTGTGCGGCTGAGTAGTCGTTCATTGTTCCATGAGCAAACTCACCAAGAAATGTTGGTGCCTCTGTCCATGAAGCAGAACCTACGTGAGCACGTTCTGCAAGTGTTTCAGCAGCAGGCTTTTGCCATACTGGTGCATTACGGTTTGGGCGTCCTGCAGCAACTGCAGAACCTTGTTGCATTCCTAATTGAAAATCGTTTGGAATATCGGTATCAGTTGCGACACCTTCTTCAAAACGAAGTGGTCCACGGCGAGTTGCATTATCTGCACCCTTGCGCTCATAAACCTGTGGTGCACGCTCTGGGAAACGAGGTGCTGGTGAGATTGTCATAATGACTCCTTAAGGATTGATTTGGGAAAGGCCTTTTCCTTGGTAATAGTTTCCACCCTTTTTGATACTTTTTGTTGTCTAACTAGAAAAAAGGATTGCTAGAGGCTACTACTTCTGGCATTACTAAGTCTTGAGTTAAAGAGCATGCAATTGATAAAGAATCTACAAAATCGTCATGTGCATAGGATTCATCAGGGGCTGCTACAAGAAAATTTGGGCCTTTATATTGTACCTCTGCGTCAACCATCTGTTGATAAAACCTCTTCCAAGTTCTTAGACGCCTAGTTTTGGCGTGAGCAGGCCACGCAATCATCTTTCTTTGAACTAAGGCTTGTAAGTGTTTCCACCTCTTAGACTGCTCAGAAGGACTTGATGTTAAAGGCATAACTTCTGCTCTTGGTAAGAGTAACTTTAATCTTTGGGCAACAGCATCTCCAACGCCGTTAGCATCTACTCCAATAGCAAGGACATCGTAGTTACTTAAAAAGTTTACAATTTGATAATACTGTTCTTCCCAGTCATCTCCTTGCATTTCTAACCAGTTAAGGATTCGGTGATCAAAATAACCAAACTCGTCAGGACGATCCCAATCAACCCAAACCACAGTAACAACTGTGCTGTCAGTTTTACGAGCAGGGTCAATGCCAACAACAACTGGGGTCTTGTGCCATACCTTAACAAGTTCTTGAGAAGTGTCACCCAAGTCATCCATAATTGAGGAAGTAATAAACATACCTCTCTCCAAGAGCCACTTGCAGTTGTATGACATTTGGAACTCGTCTGATTCTTCTCCAATACGTAACATTTCTTTACGAATAAACTTTTCATAGTTTGCGTTGAATTTGGCTACATCTTTCCAATCCCATTGAAAATGGTTTTGTCTATTTCCTTTTGTTGTTTGACGTCTACGGTTTAATTGAATTGATCTATAAAAGTTATTCTTACTTGTAGTTGGAGTGCCTGTTTTAACCATAGTTCCTGCATAGTATGCAAGCATAGGAGAAATTGATTTAGAGACAACAAAGTCATCTGCTTCTTGACACTCGTCAATGACAATCAAATGGAATGACTTAGATTCAATTTTTGCACGAGGGTTAGCAGTCATCATTGTTATTGTTGATCCAGACTTCTTTAACTTTATCTGTCGAGTTACACCGCCGACACGAACTGCAGAGTCATCAATTTCAACATCGCCCATAATATCTACTGCTCGTTCTGAAGTTAATCTAGTAACAGCACGTCCAAACAATGTCTCAGCCTGAGACTCTGTAGGTGCAAATAATCCAACCCAAACTCCGTCTTTAAATTTTCCCAATAAATCAGGATACAATTTTGCAAGACGAGGAAGAAGAATCATTAATGTGGCTACAGTATCCGCAACTGTTTCAGATTTACCAGACTGACGAGAAGCAAGAGCGGTAACTTCTTCGCCATCATTAATAATTACAGACTCCATAATGCGTCTAGCCAATGGCTTTTGATATGGGTGTAAATCATGTCCAACTAATACCTTTAAAAAGTCCATCATCTTATCTATTAAAGTATCTACAAACTTTTGAGACAGTTCATCTAATAAATCTTCTACTGGATCTTCTACAGGCTTTTCTTCAGTCTGATAGAACTCAGGTGTAATCTCTTCAAACTTTTCTTTATCGAATGACATAGTGTCCTTATTAAATAGCGAAACCCACCACTGAGGATGGGTTAACGCCTGACCTGTAAGAGAGTAAGACAGTTAATCATAACACAGCCTTGGAGCGTCGTTTTAACTCTTTAGCAATTGCATGGAAGGCTTCTGCTCCCATAAGAATTTCATCTAGATCTGCTTCACTCTGCTGTCTTTGCCAGATTGTGATATGTCTGCCAATCGTATACATCGACTGCTCCATCCATGAGATCAAATCGGGAGTAGAGATTGTCGATACTCGCTTCTCGATCCGAGTCTGGGGCTGGTGTCCATCCCGCTTCTTTCGTAAAATCATCGTAAGTAACTTCCCGTCTTCCTAATGCAGTACTTAATGCTTCTTCTTCATTCTTCATTCCGCTCCACGCTCCAAACACTAACGCTTTGTATCTAGGTAAGCGTACTATAAATGGGGTAGATGTGCGATACGGGGGTTCAATCTCCTGCGTCCAACCACGGACAATAAACTTAAAGCCCCATTTAAAAGGAAAGTTTGTTAATTGTACGAAGTGTTTGGGTCCGAGTTTGTGAGCCTTTGGCATTATGTCCTTTTCTTAGACTGACGTCCTCCGTAGTGTAACTGAGCGGCACGAGTAAATTTGTAGAAAGATTTCCTTGCATTAGCAGATAGGGTAGAGACATCAGCAGCACCACGAGGTTTGTAATCTAAGAAGGTATAGATGTACTGACCTTTAGAGACTACGGACTTAAATTTTTGCCATTCACCAGGTGTTACTTCGTAGTAATTGTAGAAGGTTCCGTCTCTAAACACAACTGTGATAACTTGACGATCACGATCATATCCAGCGGCAACTGTCCGTGGCCTTGCTGGATTAGAGGTACTAGTTGGAACAACTGTTATAGGAGCAGGGGCGTCAGACTCTCCAAATTGGGGTCCTTGCTCACCTGGGACAATTAATTCACCAGTATCATCATCTACATCGTATGACTGACGATATATGGATCTATCAACAAAATTTCCATCTTTGTCTACGTAGTAGACGTCACTATCAATATTGGGGGCTAATGCCTCGCCTGCTAAGTTTGCTACTTTTTTTGTGCCAGTGTAATAACGCATTGTGTCATTTGCTTTAGTTAAAGAAATAAACTCACCGAATTCACCAACAGAACTTGCAGTTGGAAGGCCAGCAAATATGCCAGTACCAGATCCAGTTACTTTAGAAATACCTGCGGTTTGTTTAGAGCCTAAACCGTAAAAGGCTCCAAGTAATTCTTGAGCAGAAGGAAGAGCAGCCCGTCTGTTACGGGATGCTCCTCCACCTGACACTCTTGCCATCTGTTATTTATTAAGAGGCTGTTGCCCAAGGAGTGATTGTTACTGCTGCGCCAACTGAAATGTTGTTGGCTGCTGCTGCAACTGATTGGGTCTTGATAGTACCTGCAACCGCTACAACTGAACCAGACAGTCCTGATGCATTGTAAGAAGTTGTTGCAGTTGTTGTTACGTTAATTTGATTTGCACTTGGAACTGTAGTAACTGTGTAAGTTCCATTGAAGTCTGCGCTAAGTCCTGAAATAGTTACTTTCTGACCAATAGAGTAGCCGTGAGTTGAAACAGCAACTTGAAGAACAGTTGTGCCTGCATCTCGTTGTAGTGCAGTTATTGTCTTTGCAGCATTTGTAGCCGCAGCCGCAGTTGTTGGAACAAGACTTGCGTCTTTCATTGCGTCAGTTGCGTCTGCTGTTGTCAAACCGATAACGCTTGGTACAAGTACGTAGTCAGTTGGACCTGCTACATCTTCGCCTGCGCTGTTTGGTGTAAATAGTGGATATCCACCCCACCCTGATAGAGCGTTGATGTGGTTATCTAGTAGTGGATCAAGACGACCTGCAGTTCCAATTGCACTTACTGCATTTGGACGAACATCGTTTGGTTGCATAGGCATATTGCCCCATACAAAGTCAATTGCGATTTCACCTGCGGTATCTAGAAGTTTACCGTTGTTATTAGTAGCCATTTATTTCCTCACAATCATGATTGTCTAGTTCAGTCTCAAGAAGTACTTCTTCGCAAGCCCTGCATTTGAAGAAGCGTGTACTGTCTAATGCTTCGTGTAAGGAATCCGAATGTTGTGGGTCCACTTCCATCTGAGGTTGGGCTAGAACTTCAGGCGGGAACGGTCCTCTAGGACTGTGCGAGTGTAATGGTACGGCATGACCCTGCACTGCGAACTTGCGAATTAACTTCAATTTATTGTTCCGACTTTTTGGCTGCTGCCTTCTTTTTTGGTGCTTCAACGGGTTTTGGTGCTAATGCTTTTAAAGCAGATGCTTGATCATCCTTATACTGCTGAGTAATAGCAAGTAATCCTGCCTTTTTACGATCATTCAAAAAGGAAGGTAAACATTTGCCACAATAAAGAATGGATTCTTGTTTTGTGATCCGATATTCAAACATAGCGTTTTTATCACAGTTAGCACATTTCATTAGCAATCCCATGCTCTTAGAGATTTGTTAATGCGACTATTTGGATCACGAGCAGTCTTAGATGAGGTATTTTTTTGTTTCATACCCTCCATCCTTGCACAAAAAGACTTACGACGTGCTGCAGACTTTTTTGATTTTGCTGCTTGTTCTTTCTTAACTGGTGGCTTTAGGTTTGAACCAGGATTAGCCTTCTCGTATGATTTGCGGCCCTTTTCATTAAGACCACCTTTTGCATTCTTTCCCTCTTTGCGTGTCCACGCTGCTGTCTTTGCCATTACCACTCCAATCCATGAGAAAACTGTTTGCCATTAACGTTAATCGGTGCGCCACCAGTCATTGGTCCTGGACGTGATGGGTCTGAAAATATATTAGATAAGTGTTCTTTTGTCTGTGGATCTACCTCTGGATGATCTGAAAGTTTTTGAGCACGGGTCCAGAATTCAGGGGGATACATACCAAAGTTACGAAGAATTTGACCATGAGTTTTTATGACAGGATTTCTAGAAACTTTAATAGCAAAGTCTAAAATCTTTTTATCAACAGTTGTAAGGGGAACCTGACTTACTGCTGCTCCAGAATTAAAATCATTATAGGACTGATGTCCCTTATCAATAGCGCCAGCCATTAAGGAACTTTCTTTCCGCCCCTGTTCTTCTTCACAGGAACTCTTCCTGGGGTTTGAGGTGTTGGCATCTTAGGAGTATAAGTTGCAGAGACGTCTCCATGCTTTATTGATACTTGTGCTCCTGGTTGTGCAAATGCTTGTATTGTATTTGTAAAATGCATAACTCTGCCGTGTTTTGCTGTTTCCGCTTTTTCAGTAAGGCGAGCCTGTTGCGAAGTCTGTCTTTTTGTTGCTTCATGCTGAGCAGCGTGCATTGCTAAAGTTGATTGGGTTAAATTGTGTTGATCAAGGTCACGTTGAGAACGTGCACCTTCTTTATACTTTTGAGCAATGAAACGACCAGCAATAGCAAAGGGATTAGGACCGCCTGAATACTGTTGCATGCTCATAGGTATATCATCCCTTAAACAGGTTCTTTAGGCGTGTTAACTGCTAGGTGTTCTTCTATGCTAATTAGACGCTCTCCCATTTCAACGAAGGCCTCCATTAGGACTCCCTGGTTGTCATACATTTTATTTACTACATCTTTTGTTGATTTTCCGCCATTACTGGAAAGTTCTCCATCTAGGCGATTTAATCTTTCCATAACTCCTGGAACACGATCTCGGCCTGGAGACTCCTCTTCTCCAGACCAATCTCGTTTAAAATCCTCAAACCAACTCATAAATAAATCTGCCTTTTCTTTATAAGGTTCAATTAATTGACGGAGCCCTAATAGGGCTGCAGTTATTATTCCAACCGTTGCAAAGATAGTGATTATCATATTGTTGGTCATCCGACTTATGTACCTTTCTTGAAGTTACTTCTTAGCGCCAAATCCGTAGGACGCATCCTTTGGATTTAATGCTTTGGCTAATGGGCCGAGAAGACCTGCAAGAAAAGCATTTGCTAAAGTCTTTGGGTCTGTAATACCGCTCATATACAAAGCGGCAACTGCGGCTGCTGCTGCACGTAGGTACGTACCTGCTGCGGCTTCTAGTGCTTTCTTATCCATACATCTCCTTACAAAGTGCCCAACCTCAAGAACAAATAATCCCTTAATCTTCTCGATTACGCAGGGGATACGTTACTGCCCATGCAACTAATGTTCCTAAAATTGCGTATCCAACGATAGTTTTTGCACTTCCATCAAGTACAACCCAAGCAATAAACATTCCGAGAAGTGTCCATAGTTGGTCAACCATGTCTTTAAGTAGTTTCATCATTTAGCACGTCTCCTAAACGTTCTCTTTGGTTTGTCATTTCCAGCAGCAGGCCCACCAGCGCCACCGCTATTGCTTGGCGTTGTACTTCCTGTTGCAGTTGTTGCTGCACTAACAGCGGCAGTTGTTGCCGCACCTGTTGCTGCCATTGTCGCTGCATTAATAGCGGCTTGACCAGCAATTACTGCTGCAACAATAATCTTCTCTGACTCTTCTCGCTCTTCAACGGACATGTCAGCACCAATATTTAATACGGCTGTTAATGCTTGTCCTGGATCATCGAATATTGCACCAATAAATTCAGCAGGACTTTCTAGTACAGTAAGTGCTGCTGCTACTTCTGCAGTAATTATAACTTCATTACCATTTTCATCTTGGCGAACCTCAACAGGAGTTTCTGCTGGTAAGTCTTCATAAGTTAGTCCTGCTTCTTCAATTGCTTCAGCGGTGACTGCTTCTCCCTCTGCAGACTCAATTAAGGCTTCTGCAACTAATTCTCGTTCTGCTTCAGTAAATTCTCCATCTTCAGAAAGTGTTTCTGCAAGATTAGTTACTTCTTCTTGAGTAATTTCTCCATCTGAACTTAAAGCATCTAACACTGCTTCTGCATCAGATTCTGATAATTCGCCATCATTAGAAAGTTCATTTACTATAGACTCTTGTTCTTCTAAGGAGGTTTCAGATGAATCATCAGGAGTTAATTCAGGCTCTGGAGCAGGCTCAAGATCGACTTCTGGTTCTGGCTCAAGAACAGTCTCAGGTTCTGGGGTTGGCTGTATCTCTTCTTCAACAGGAACGTCAAGAACGGTTTCAACAGGCGGTTCAACAAACTCTGGTTGAAAATCAGGAACTCCTCCAAAGATTGGCTCTGGTTGAGGCTGAGGAGAAGGTTGAGGTTCTGGAACCACAACATCCTCGGGAAGTAGACTGATTGCAGCAGTTAACTCTGCTGCTTTAATATTTAAGTTTGATTCAAGAGTTGTTTTTGTTGCTATTGCGGAATTTATAGTGTTAGTTAATGATGTTGTATTAATACTGTTTATATTCGATGTATTAAGTGTGTTTTGAGAAACAACTGGACTTAGATTTTGATTTAATTGAAAAATAGTTGCATTTGCTGCATCTACTGCTGCTTGTATTCCTGCAATGTTGTTATTAACAATAGGGGTAAATTCTGGTCCTTGGCTTATTTGCCCAGCAAAACTAGCGCCAACATTAGTGTCTGTAATCTCTGTAACTGCTCCACCAGCAGTTTCTCTGTAGTTAAATCGAGCCCCATTAGGAATTGGTCCAACTGCTGATACTGTTGCATTCCATGCTCCATTTACTGGGTTTACATCGGCATTAAATCTAACTTGAACCATTTGGGTAGAAGCATCTTGTTGTGGAAATGGTCTTAAATCCCATGCAATGTCTAATGTAGATTCTGTTGTTGCATATGTAATTCCAGTTCCCGTACTCCAAGTAGTCCAATCCCAACCAGCAATAGAGATAGAGGGTGCATTTGGAGTAGAGTAATAATTAGCGCCTTCATTAACCCCAAATGTTATAGTTGCGTTTGATCCAACATAAACATTATCGTATAGCACTCCACCCATTAATAAATCAAAAGGAAGAGTCATTAATACACCAGCATCATCTATACCAGCCAAAACATTAGTGCTTGTACCAATAGTTGCTTGTAAGTTATTTACAGCAGTTTGAGCCGCATCAATAGCAAGATTGGCTTGAGTTAATTCTGTTTGAGCAGTTGATTGCGCTGTAACTGCTGTTGCTTTAGCAGTGGCAACTTGAGAAACTTCAGTTTGAGCCTGAGATATTTCGGTTGTTAAATTTGTTACAGCATTAGTTGCATTTATTACAGATGTCTTAACATCAACAATTACTTCAGAACTTTGAGTTAATTCTGTTGTTTCTGGATCAATAGCAAGTAATGTAGTTGTTGCAGATTCAACAACAGATACTTTGTCTTGGACTACTGTAATTGCTGATGCAATGTCTGACACTGCAGCCTGTGCTTGAGTTAACTCTGTCTGTGCCTGAGAGACTTCTACAGCAGCATTTGCTGTGGCATCAATCGCCTGTTGTACTTCGGTCGTCGCAGTGGATAAGGCTGTATTTACTGTTTGCTGTGCAGGACTAACTATTACCTGTTCTTGGTTTTCATTTGCATAGACATCTTGAGACATGCCAAATACAAGAAAGAGAGTAACAACTCCCCCACATAAAATAAGTCTTCCAGTATTACGTACTACAGATAGTGCTGCGAATGGACGCAGTTTTGTCAATTATTCCCCTCGGAATGTTAAAGCCCAACTATATTATAGCGGCTTCCAATTTCTATTTATGATTAACTTACTTGCATTGTTTTGAGAGTTAACAGACTCTCCTTGTACGCCTTTACCAGGTGATGCCCAAGTAACAACACTTGGATTTGCTTTTGATTTATAACCTAAATTAGTATTAAAATTAAATTCTTGTTTTCTAGTTCTACGATTTGGATTTACAGTTAAAGGTTTACGATTTAATTGAGCCATTAATCTAATCCTCCAACAAATCCTGCGGCAGTTCCGCCACTTCCTAATCCACTTGTATCAGAAGCAGACTCTCCACTTTCATTTGGGGCTTGATCTCTATTTGGAACGTTTCCTTCACGAGGATCTGTACCAGAACTCATTGCACCAATCATGTAGGGATAACTACCAAACCAAAATCCTGCACCTGAATATCCAGACTCACGTTTACGTCCAAATCTACGACGTTGTCTTTCTTCTACGTTTTCTGCTTTATCAAATTGAGAAGATAGATTACCTGCCATTTGACTCACTCCATATCTTCCATATGTACCACCTGGTCCGCCAAATATTCCTTTGCCAGTACGGTAGTAATCACTGCCTGCCATAGTTAAACACTCCGTTAGGATCAAATACAATGACGGCTTGAGAAACTAATTTATTGCCAGTCTTTCTAGCATGATGACCACAAAAATATAACTCTCCACTTGCTAAGGTGGCTCTTACCATTGCCTGAGCCCCACACTGATCGCAGCGGTCAGTAATCGCTATCGGTTTATGCGTCTCTAAAATAGTAGGCATAACCCAATTATGCCCTGTTTACCAGGTAATGTATACTCATACCAGGAGGAGTAAAAATGAAACTACTAGAAGTAATTAAAGCGTTTTGGTGCAAACATGTTGTTACTGAAAAAAGTTCATGCCCATTTACCGCTAAAACCTATGAAACTTGCGTTGACTGTGGTCAAATGGTTTCAGTAATGACTACCCATTCGTAATGCCGCTTTATTCATACGCATGTGTTGGTTGTGATATTGATTATGAAAAAGAGCGTAGCATTAATGATCCAGAAGATAAGTACTTCTGTGAACAATGTGGCTACGCTCTAATTCGAGTTTACTCTCCTGTTACAGCCGTCTTTAAAGGCGGCGGTTTTTACAAGACAGACAATCGTTAGTTGTAGTTAGGATCGTCTAACTTTGCTGCAGGAACTTCTTCTGTAACTGCTTTAACTTCAGCAACACTAGGTGTAACTTCAGTAACAATATCGTTTACAGGAGTAATCGCTGCATTAGAGTTATTACTGCCAATAAGAAGACCAGCAAGTGTTCCTGTAATAAAAGTTGCAACACTGCCTAACACATTAAAGAACATCTTATCATTTTCAGATTGTCCAGTAATTGGTTGCGTAACAAATATAAGGGCATACATAATTCCAACAGCGGTTATAAACAGAATAGAACCTAATGTAATACCTAAAATAAACTTTAATCTTGCATCTAAATCTTGAGGTGTTAATCTTTCTTTAGCCATTTTGTGTTCCTTCTGGTTCTTTTTGACCAACTAGATCTTCTGGACATGCCCCGTTGGCTGTACAGATTGGTGGTTTGCATTCTGCATTTTCCCAATTTGCAGGATCTTGACAAGGATACCTGAAGTGCCCATCATAACCACAACTTGAAAGAAGGGCGGTCAGAATCATCGTAAAGAATACTTTTTTTAACATAGACCAATTATCAGTCCTGTTGGATACCTAGTCTTTCTAAATACTTTTCTTTTTCGCTCATTAGATACTCTTCAATACGTTTATATTGAACTTGGGTCTGTTCTTCGGTTGCTTTTACCTGTTCTTCAGTCATTTCTCCACTTAGTTCTTTAAAGGTTTGGACAGCAAGGTCTAATTGATTTTTAATTAGGGCTGACCGTAATTGAGCCTGATTCCAAAGGAATTCGGCTTGTTCTGTTTTTCTCTGTATTTTTTTATTTTGGGTTTTAGACATCCCCAGAGCCTATCATAAAATTAGATGAGCAGTTTTTGCGTCCTCATGCTCAGGAGGCTCATATTAAGTTGTAGGGAAATACTACTTAATAGTCTTTAATTTGTACTTCTTAGCCAACTTGTTATAAAGGGCTTTTAGACTTGCAATTGCTGCATTTAGATCAGCAATCTGCTTTGTAGCAGTTGCGGTGGCTGAGTCATAGGCTGCTTTATCAGCGGCACGACCAATCTTCTCTGCTGCAAGTGCTGCTTGGACTGCTGCTAACTCACCTGCAAGATCACGAATAGCAATGTTCTTGCTAACTGACCCAACAGGAGTTGACATGCCAGCAATTGCAGTAGCAACAGTTGCATAAACAATTACAGTAACTTGACCTGCTGCTGGAATTGCTACATCAAATGTTTTAGTTCCATTTGTTGCTGTAACAGTGTCTGTTGTTAAAGTAGTTGCAGAGGCTGTAGACCCATTGCTTACAACAGCATTGATAGATGCTCCACCTTTTAAGTTTCCAAATACATCGTATCCAGTTACCTTTAATGATTGAGTACTTCCAGCCGCTGCTGAATCAGGTGCGGTTAGTGCAATTGCATTAAGTGCACCAGCAGTTCCTTGTACGTAATATGTAGTTGTATTTCCACGGATAGTTACAGCAACAGATCCTACTGCAGTTGTTTTTGTATAAACAAAAATATCAGCAGTGGTACCAGTTCCTGTACTAATAGAAAGACTTGCAGTTCCAGAGGATGCAGTAACTGGAGCAGTAGAAGTTGCTACGGCTGGCACTAGTGTTGCATTTGTAGCAACAGCAGTAACAACTGTACCAGTATCTAAACCTGTTACAGCAATCTTTAATGCATCTGCTAAATCAACGCTGTTATCTGCTGGAACAGGAAGTGCTACAGGAGCAGTTGCTGCTGTGCCTCCAGTTGCTGCTGAACCGTTAACGGTTAGAGTTAATATATTTGCATTTGCTGATGGAACTAAAAGAACGGTGCTTGTCAATGCTGCAGCACTAACAAGTGCAATTTTTTTCAGTGATATCACTTAGTTGTGTCTCCTTAAAATAGGCTCACGATGGAGTCTTTAAATACCTTATCTTCTTACATCTAATAAGACACTGAAGGAGTCGAAATGTTGTTAAAAGTGTTAAAAATAGTAAAAGAGCAGTATCTATAATAGACGCTGTTATTTTAATACATGTTTATGTTTATATCAGGAGTAACTTTTATAAAGTGTGATGTATCTCACAAAAGTTACTTAAGTTGTTCCTTTTCAATGTATGGACCTGAAGTAAAGGCTGTGAGTTTTGCAGCAATTTCCATAGCCTTCATTGGTTTAGCACCAGCATGTAAGGCTCCTAAAGCGTACGTTGCACCAGAGCCAACTGCATATGTTCCATCCATACTTCTCATAACAGCCAAATCTTGATCAATATCAAACAACTCGCCACCAACAGCCATTAAGAATTGGAATCGTAACCCTTCTTTAGACTTGTCGTGGTCCTCATTAAAGTCGTATCCATTTTCAGTCAAACATTTTCTAAAAGAAGGCATAGCCTTTGCAATCATAAAGTGATAGACATCTTTAGAATCTTTTGCAGTTAATTTTGGTGGATTCCAAATGTGTTGAGCAATGTCGCAAGGAGACACCTCTCCAGAACCAGCAATTATAAAATCACCACGTTCGGTAACTTTTGCCATCTGTGGATGTCGATAGATTCGACCACTGTCATCTGTTACTTGATTATCTGCAAGTAAGATGCAGCGATCTTCGTACTGTACTCCGATGATAGTTGTCATGGGCACTCCTTCAGTAGAAAGCCCCCCAAGAATACCAGATGGTTCTTAGAGGGCTATGGGGGTAAAATGTCCAGTTTATAGGAGTTTAACCAGTTCTGCCCAGGTCTTGGGGCCAACAATTCCGTTAGAGTCCAAAATGTCGTGATTGTCTTGGAATGCAATTACAGCCTTCTTTGTGGCTGGGCCGTAGTCTCCATCAGCCATTAGACCAAGAGCACGTTGAACAACCTTGACGTTGTTTCCTTTACTTCCAGGTTTAATAGTTCCTGGGAAGGTTGGTGTCTCTGAAACAGGGACGCTTGCCTCAACTTCGTTACCAATATAGTTAGGGCGACCAAATCCAACAACAGATACCATGACCTTCTTTTTATTGGATATGTAGCCACGAACTTTTTTACAAACTTCTCCACCATTGCGCTGATCACCTTTTGCAGTTCCTGCAGTATTGCCTTCAATGCAGGTAACTGTTCCATCTCCATTGTTAGATACAACAATACCTACGTGAGAAATTCTATCTACACCATCTCCTGGAAAATCAAAATAGGCTATGTCTCCTGGTTTTGGAGAGGCATCTTTTGCGTCTACCCAGGTACCCATCTTTCTAAATGCTGTTGCACCTGCCACAGTTGAAACTGTATTAGGAACCTTTACACCTGCCTGATTAGCACACCACATAACAAAAGAT